GTCGGAGGATAGATCTGCCTCATTAATTTCGGAGCTGGGTAACCAGCCCGTGCCTACAAAGAGAGTACTCTTGTACTGGAAGGTATGCACACGTGAGGCACGTCTTGAAAAGCTAACCAAACGGTCGTCTTGCTCGAAGGCAGACTCGATCGCGGGTGTCAATCGCTCTTCTAGAGGAATGCCAAAAGGGTTCCACCCAAAACCGTAAGGTTCTGGTAAATCAGCTAAATAGCTGATAACCCTCTTTTGTCGCGGTCTCATAAAAATTAGAGACCGGGGGCCCAGGTTTCTGCACAAGTCCATAAAGGACTCGTCAGATACCCTCCCCTTCCATTTGAAGCCCTGTACCACACTAGTGGGAGTAATCACCCTGCCTACAAATTCGGCAGTGTGATCAGCAAACAAGGTCTTTTCCTTGCTCACTGGTACACCCAACGTATTCATTACGTCCCGGTACAGATTGGCAACCTCGATGTCCATAATCGTGCAGTCGTCACCCACAATTGCGTACGGATAACGACCTTTGTCATCCTTCACCTTACCAAGGTGATGGAAGCACCACTGAACCACACAATGGTGAGTCAGTGCGAACGCAGCGAAGGTTGGGTATAACCCTAGGGGTGTACCTACGGACCAACGAACGGTGATCAACTCGCCCTTTTTACGGAGACGAGTAAACCAGTTCCCTTGGCAGCATGCCTGGAGGAATTGGAGCCACATGGTTCCAACCCCACAACGGGAGAGGAACTCCAGCTGTAAAGCTAGAGGAAAATTGTCAGTTGCATTGGATAAATCCATTGAGCAACCTGGCCTGCCCTCTGCTAACCATGCCTGGATAGCATAGACACCCTGCTCCTGGTCGAATGTGAAATCATTCGGCACACGCTTCAAAGCGTCAAAGAGAGAGTCACCAAGAGGTCGCAATGCCGCTTGGTAGACACGGTACGGGTTCGCCGCAAAGCGAAGCTTGTAACCTGCCTCTTGGATAAGGGATATTAGGCCCATATCCGGCATCTCCGTGACATGACCCGAGGCCTTGCGATCGAACTCATCGTTCAATTGCAAGTGTTCCATAATAGGTTTTTCATAACCTAATGCGGTACCCTTGAGTATGTCCCAAAACCTCAAACTGAATTCAGATTTGGTCAACAGAGGTATCCAGCTGTCCAAAACAGCTTCTGCCTCAGGGACTGTCTGAAACATTTTGGGGGCTCGTCTTGTGGGACTGGCTTGGAAGTCCACCAAAGGACTACCAGTCTCTCCTACTTTAATAGACAAGACAAGCGGGGATTCATGGATCAAACCTAAGCCGTAGACTAAGGCTTCGGATGTTAGTGCATCTCGCTTAATTGCAGAGATTGCCTTCTTCCACTGCCTATCCGTCACCCTTAATTCAGGGTGGTCATACATCAAGGCGGTGTAGACCATTATGGCATTCCAGGCTCGTTTAAAGTCTGAAAAACTCATCTTGAAGATTACCCTAAAAGGACCTCGCGGTCCCTTAGGTCCATAATGGATCCAAGAGTGTGACTTCATAGGTGGCAGACCTGCAAAGTGACGAACCAAATCAAGTTTTATCGACTTGATCCGGTCTACCGTCCATTCTTCGCCTGATGAGTTAATCCATTTCTGAATCAACTGAATCAGTTGGTGCGACTCACCGGTTGAAAGACCAATGGCACGTAACCTCATCAAAGACTCTTTTGTGTCGAACACAAGACTATGCCCCCTTTCGAGGTACTAGTCAGAGAAGCCTTAATAGTAGGCCCCACGGCGACCAGCTGCAGTTGAGATCACCCCTTAC